AAAATATAAAAGATATGAAAAGAACGGGGGAGGTTCTGTCACGGATGTCATAAAAATCTGTAAAGCCTTGCGGGATAAGCCGTTGCGCGTGTTCTTTCTTGTCACGCAGCAAGCACAGGAAGAATCACGCCGTCACAACAAGTCACCGACTGCTGTCACGCAGGAGAAAACCTACATTTTTGCTATTGAAAATCTTAAGGGAGGCTGCATATATGTCAAAACGAGACCGTATGCTTCGGGACTTGTGCAAGTCCTTGGGCAAGAATTACATTATCGCCACCATTGACCTTGAGCGGGTCATTTACCGCGATTTCGGCAACGGCTTCCATGTGGAAATCAGCGGCGTGCATACGAGCAAGGAAAACAAGAGGGCAACGCTCTATCTGTGGCACGGAAACAGTGCGCCGGCTTGCCTCATTGTGAAGACCGTTTCCGATGTTCCTCGCGGAAGCATCGGGGATGTAGCAGAGGAACTTCTCCGCTATTCCGAGGAGCTGATTCGCTCCGGGAAGGGGGACAGAGACACGCTCTTTCAAATGCTTCATCCGGAAATGTGTGGCAGGAACGTCACAGCAAGATCATAAGTCGAATGTCAACGCGACAGATGAGAACCGTCTGCCGCTGTATTGCTGCCTTGCTTGCAGCAGGAAGGAGGAACTGTATGTTCCATCACGCTCAAAACTATCCCCTTATCCCTACCGTCAAGAACGGCACTCGCCTTCATCCGCAGAACAATCTTTGCTCGGAGGAGCACATACGCAGCATCTACGATCTCTATATGACGCGTGAATTGGTGCGTAACGAGTATAACGAGGTGCGCGGCTTCTATCGTCTTCATGCCAAGAATCCCCACACACTGGATATGGCATTGGTTTATGACATTGAATGCCCCAAGTGCGGCAATCTCTTGAAGCAGGTGGGACATTGTCTGAACGATCATGAACTGGGGCTGTATGCCTGCCGGGTATGCGATAAGAAAAAGGGAGGATTTTGATTATGTCTGCAAATTTCAATATCATCGGTACGTCCGACTACCGTAAAAATTTCTGGAACGCCATGCGCCAAGAGCCGTACAACTGCATGGTTCTCAATCATGCGGAGGGGAAACCTGTATCGGCGTATACGCTTCCTGCAGAGGACGCTTCCTCTATGGACGATTTCATCAAGCAGGAGAGCATTTCGCGGAACCTCTGCACCACGGTGAAGTTCTACGGTGGGGCAAGCCGCATCTTTGCCCATGACTGCGCCGATTTTGCTAACTGGATACCGGAAGGAAGTGTCATCCCGCTCTATGACGGCTTGAACGACTTTACCAGATACCCGGTGGACTCCCATAAACTTGCCGTGTTCGTCAAATTGACCGAGGAATTCGTGCATGATGCCGCTTTCGACATGGAGGAGCATCTTACCCGTCGCTTTGCCAAGAACTTCGCCAAAGCCGAGGACGATGCTTTTCTGAACGGTGACGGGGCAAATAAGCCCACAGGACTTCTCCATGCCGAAAAAGGAGCGGAAGTCGGTGCGACTGCCAAGAAGCTGTCCTTCGATGACCTTATCAAGCTGTATGCATCGGTGAAACCGGAGTACCGCAGCAAAGGCACATGGCTGATGAATGATGATACGGCTCTTTTCCTTCGCACGATGAAGGATGATAGCGGAGCCTATCTCTGGAACAGCGATAAGGACACCATTCTCGGCAAGCCTGTGGTTATCGGTGAGGGGATGCCAAACGCCGAGAGCGGGAAATTTCCTGTGCTTTTCGGAGATTTCAGCTACTACTGGATGATTCATCGCTCTCCCGTTCGTGTGCGCTCCCTCAAGGAGAAATTTGCGCTTCACGGACAAGTCGGTTATCTCGCCATGGAATTCGTGGACGGCAGACTCATGCGCAGGGAGGCTGTCAAGGCGCTCAAGATAACTGCATAAAGGTGTTATGGGTACGGCGGAGCGGTTTGCTCCGCTGTATCTGTTTTCGGCAGGGAGGAAGGATATGGCTTTGATTTATATGGGACAGCACTGCGCCGTATTGCGTTCCAACAGCCGCTATTTATCTCTATGACGGGTTAATCCCCCGTTTGAATTGTCGTTTTTGTGCGCGTGACCCAGCGCCGGTCACCACGGCAAAAGATTGTAGAGATGTGACCGCCCCCTAGGGGGAGTCGTCAAAGGGCGTAGGGAAACGTGACACCCTTGATGCCGCAACAAATAAGGAAGGGAGGGGCAAGCATGCCAAGTTCGCAGTCAAAAGAGCGCAATCCGAAGGACACTGTCTATATTGTAGAAGACATTATCAGCGACACAGCCAAGGAAACCGTAATGGACAAGGTGCAAAAACTCATCCTGCGGGATGCGGAGGATTTAGCGAAAGATTCGGCGGTTTTGCCGTAAGCCGCTTGACTTCTTCACAGCAGTACGGGAATATGGAGTACCACTTGAAGATTGTCGGAAAGGAGGACATCATGGGCAGACAATCACAAACTGCCGTGGAGAACGGTGAAAAAATCACAGCCTTGTACTGCCGTCTCTCGCGGGACGATGAGATGCAGGGCGATTCCAACAGCATCCGCAATCAGAAGGCCATCCTCGAAAAATACGCTGTTGACAACGGGTTTCGGAATCGCGAGTTCTTCGTGGATGACGGATACAGCGGGACGAATTTCGACCGCCCCGACTGGCAGCGGCTCATAGCAAAGGCAGAGCGCGGGCAAGTAGGGACGGTCATCGTGAAGGACATGAGCCGTTTGGGGCGCAACTATCTCCGGGTGGGCTATTACACGGAGATGTTCTTCCCGGATGCGGGCATACGCTTCATTGCCGTCAACAACGGCGTGGACAGTGCCAATCAGCAGGACAGCGATTTCACGCCCTTCATCAATATCATCAACGAATGGTATGCCAAGGACACCAGCAAGAAAATCAAGGCTGTTTTCAAGGCGAAGGGGGAATCCGGGCGGCACATGGCAAACCGTGCGCCTTATGGCTACATGAAAGACCCGCAGAACAAGGAGCGTTGGATTCTTGACGAAACTGCCGCTCCCTTGGTGAAAGCGATGTTCCGCAAGTGTATGCAGGGATTTGGTCCCGGATGGATTGCCCGGGAACTCAAAGAGCAGAAGGTTTTAAATCCGATTCTTCATGCCAAGGTCAGGGACGGGAAAATTTCAAGGCAGGAAGCGGAAGCCATGCCGAATGCTTTTGTGTGGAGTTCGACTTATGTGGCCGATATTTTAAGACGCCCGGATTATTTGGGGCATACGGTCAATTTCAAGACGTACAAAAAATCCTATCGCACAAGAGGCGTATATCTGAACGATCCCTCGGAGTGGGTGATTTTTGAGAATACGCAGGAGCCGATTATCGACCAAGAGACATTCGATATTGTGCAGCGCATTCGTGAGGGACGGCGGAAAAAGACATTTCTCGGTATTCCCGATATGCTTTCGGGGATTCTCTATTGTGCGGACTGCAAGGAAAAGATGGGAGCGGTTCGGCAGGGCAATCGTCGAAGGGAACTCGACCATTATGTGTGCGACAATTATCGCAGGAAGAAAGCGCAAAATCTCTGCGACGGCAGAAGCCACACGATCCGCATCAATAAAATCGAGGGGATTCTCCTTGATGCCATTCGGCGCGTTACAGACTTTGCCCGTGCGCATGAGGACGAGTTCATCGCCTTGATTGCCAAGAAATCCAGAAAAGCGGCGGACAAGGCTCTGCGTGATGCCAAGCGGGAAATGGAACAGGCAGGCAAACGTATGTGGAAACTGGATCTGCTGATTCAGCGGCTTTACGAGGACAATGTGGACGGCAAGGTTTCCGATGAGCGTTTCACCAAACTGACCGCCACTTATGAAAATGAGCAGAGCGTCTTGACTGTGCGCATGAAGGATTTGCAAGCTGTGGTCGCCAAGGAATCGGAAACCGCAGCCAATGTGAACGGCTTCCTTTCCATCGTCAGGAAGTATACGGACATCCCGGAGCTTACCTCAGAAATCGTCCGTGAGTTCATCGAGAAGGTGTACATCTTCCATCCGGAAGTGGCGGACGGCAAACGCACACAGAAAATCGTCATCGTGTGGAACTGCATCGGAGAGTTCAACGCTCGGACTTTGGAGGCGGAAAACGAACAGGCATAGCCGGTTTTACGGACTGGCTGTGCCATATTTTTTTTGCGAAAGCGGTATCCATAAGGGAAGTTATCTAAAGTCCAATTCACGGAACCCTCGGAGAGCGGCAATTCGAAGCAGGAGAGCATTCAGTTCGATACGCCGACGCTGACGGCAAAGGCAATCTACCGTCTCTCGGACGGACTGTCCTACGCAAAGGCA